AGGTAGTATAACAGCAACAGCACCAATAGCACGAGATTCAGCTACAGGAGAAGTAACAATATCTCTTTTAGATGATGGAGTTACACACGCTAAATTAGAACCAAGATATACATCTAAAGCTACAAGTACAGGAACAGGCAGTCAAAATTTAGATGCTTCTACTGCAACAACTTTTTTGCTTACAGGTAACGTAGCAACTGCAACCCTTACAATTCAAAATATGAAACTTGGACAAGTAATTGACATCCAAATGACAGGAACTTTAAGTAGTGCAGCAATAACATTAGCAACAAACTTTTCAAGTACAACAATTAATAAAATAGGTGCTACAGATTTTGATACTTCAGAAAAAAACCTAATACAAGTTGTTTGTGTAGACGATACAGATGCAGCAGCAATCATTAACTATTCAGTTGGAAAAATAACAGCAGATACAACACCATAAATATGAAAGCAATACAAGATAGTGACGGAAAAATAACAGTTTTTAATAGTACTCCTAAAAATTGGGGTGCTGTAATTTGTGGATTCAATACATTTTCAAATGAAAAGCTACAAACCTATGGTTTTTATGACGTAGTAAGACCAACTATAAAAGAAAGCCAAGAATTAGGTGCTATAGAATGGGATGCAGACAATAGCGTTTTTACTTACCCAGTACAAAACAAAACTTATAGCCAAACAGTAGCTGAACTTAAAACACAAAAAATAGACAACTTAAAATATATCTATAATCGTGAGTTAGGAAAAACTGATTGGATAATTATAAGAGCGCAAGAAGGTACTGCAGCACCACAATCAATATTAGATTCAAGGGCAGCGTTAAGAACTGAATGTGCAAGTAAAGAAGCAGAAATAAATGGTCTTTCAACACGTGCGCAAATAGCAGACTATCAACTACCAAGTTTTAGATAATGAGTTTAGGGAAAAAATTAATTTCAACAGATGCAGCAGGTGGCATTGACGGAACTGCTAATTTTGCTCCTGTTATATATACAGGTACAGGTGGTGTCCAGTCAATATCCTCTTTGAGTTTTGCACCTGATATGGTTTGGATTAAAAAACGTAGTTCTGCGACAAGCAGTGACCATTCAATACAAGATACAATTAGAGGATTTAGTAATGGTGGCTCAAGGATTTTATATCCTAATTTAAATTTGGCAGAGACAACAAATGCAGATGCAAACTATTTTAGAAGTTTTGATTCCAATGGTTTTACTTTAGGTGGTAACACTTATTATAATGGTAGTTCGGAGACTTACGTAGCTTGGTGTTGGAAAGGAGCAGCAAGTACTACAACAATAGCATCAGGTACTAATGGCTCAAATGTAATTTCTAATGTACGAGCAAATACAGACGGTGGTTTTTCTATTGTGAAATTTGGTGCATTAGGTGCTGCAAATAGCATAGTTTCTCACGGTCTTTCGTCTCCTCCTGAACTTATTATTTACAAAAATTTAGATACAGCAGATAATTGGTATCTTTATACTTCAGCGACAGGATTAGGTAAATACCTTAATTTAAACACTAATGGAGCAGTAGTAACTAATGCAAGTAATGGTTTTACATCTGTTAATTCAAATACTTTTACAGTTAACTTAACAACTAATGCAGACGATACTGTCGCTTATTGTTTTCATAGCGTTGCAGGTTTCAATCTATTGGGAGTTATAACGGTTCAAGTTCAGCAGTAACCGTGACAACAGGTTTCAATCCAAGATGGGTATTAATTAAAAGAAGCAATTTAACTAATAAAGATTGGGTAATGTTTGACCAAGCAAGAAGTGGTGGAAATGATATGAATGATTTTTTAGTTGCTAATACTGCTGCTGCTGAATTTGTTAACGCAGGTGATACAAAAATAAATGGTTTATCAAATGGATTTAGTGTTAATGCAGGTATGTGGGACGGTGTAAATGCAAGTGGAGGTGAATATTTTTATTGGGCAATAGCATAAACGGTGGAAGATTTGAAACTATATGTCATTAATATTTTTGCACTTGGAATTAGTGTAAGCGAAGCAAATCCCTATTTACAAAGTATTAGTTTATTGTTGGCGATAGGGTACACAATTATCGGTATTAGTAAAAAACTAAAGCAATGATGTTACCTAAAAACGGAGTAGCAAAAGAGATACGTAGCTATGCAGGAAGTCTTTTTGTATTTCTGTTTATAGTTGGAATAATAATAACTTTTGTACAGTTTCCTGTTTTAGAATCTAACAAAGAGATCGTGCTAATGTTAATTGGATCAATTGCTGCTTCAATACCTGTTTTAATTTCTGCTATAAGTGGAACAAGACCAGACGATGTAAATGCATTAAAAGCAACATTAGAAAAAAAAGACCATCAAATACAAATGCTTGTAGATGCAAAAGATAGATTAGAAGAAATGGTAATTAACTTACAAAGAGAAATGCTGCAAAATCAAGATAATATGATGGATAAAATCATACTAAAGGCAGCTATGGACTTTGACGATAAAAACAATAGAGATGGAAAATAAACCTAAATGCGAGTGTGGATGCACAAATAACCCAGAAGGTTACTGTGATGGTAGCCATTTAAATAAATAAATATGGAAACTTTTATAATTATAATTTCAGTAATAATGTTTTTAACTGCCATAATGATGGCTTTAACTATTTATGGACTTTTTACCGATAAAGATAAAGATGGTATACCTGATGCTTTAGAAGATAAGTTTAATGAAGTAGTTAGTGATATAAAGCAAGAAATTGAAAAGATTAAAAAATGAAATACTTTACGTTAGATGAATTTTCTTCGCCTGACCACAAAGGTAGTGGTGTTAATATGTGCAAAGATTTTTTATTAAAATTAGAAAAGGCACGAGAAATTGCAAACATACCTTTCAAAATTACTTCAGGTTATCGTACTCAAAATTATCTTCAAGATCTTTTGGATAGAGGATATAAAGCAAGTAAAAACTCTTCCCATCTTGTTGGAAAAGCAGCAGATATTGCAGCAGTCGGTTCATCTACAAGATTCATTATTGTTGATGCCTTGCTTAAATCAGGATTTAACAGAATTGGAATTGATGGCAACAAAAACTTTATACACGTTGATTCAGATGGAACTGATATGGGGGGAACTAAACCACCAAATGTTATTTGGACATACTAACACGGTAGGTAGCACACTATGGAACAATTAATAACTGGTTATATTGCATTCCGTATATTAGAATATTTAATAGTAAAAACCTTTGGCTGAAAAAAAGAAATTTAAGGATACTAAAGTAGGTCAATTCTTACTTAATAAAATACCTGATGTAGTTGGTGCAGTAGCTGGTGATACATTAGCAGGAAGCGTTATACAAGCTATTATAGGTGGTTCTGAAATGAGTGATGAGGATAAACAAGTTGCACTTAAAAAACTTGATATAGAACGTGCCGAAATAGATGGTGTTACAAGAAGGTGGGTAGCTGATGCAAGAAGTGGATGGTTGCCATCAAACGTAAGACCACTTACATTAATATTTCTTACAGTTGCTTTTGTTATTGGTTGGTATATGCAGATAGATGGTTTATCAGTAGTAAAGGAGTTATTATTCGTGGTTTTTGCAGGATATTTTGGAGGTAGGTCTTACGAGAAGGTAATGGGTAATAAAAACCATCAGTAATGAATATATCTGAAAGTTCAAAAATTAGTTTAGATATTAAAGCACTTTTAGGTATGATAATAGGTGTGGTTACAGTTGCAAGTATTTGGTTTAACCTTACAGCAGAAATAGAAATGTTAAAAATTCAAGTTTCTAAAATGGATGAAAAGGTACAAGCTAATTACAGATGGGTTAATAATTTTGAACCTCCTAAAGAAGTACAAAAAGCAGTAGATGAAATAAACATAATGAAACTTGAAAACGCTGTTACAAAATATAAAGTTGAACAATTACTAAAAAATAAAAAGTAATGGCAAAGCAAATAGTTATTAACTATAAAAAAGTTAAGGTTAAGCGTAAGGGTATACATAGTGAAAACAAACAATCTAAACTTAAATCTTCTAAAAACTACGTTAAGAAATATCGTGGACAAGGCAGGTAATGTGCAAAACTAATTTTAAAAAAGGTTTACATCTTAAAATAAAAGTGTGTAACTTTGGTGGGTAGTGGGAATGTAAATAGTATTTGTATAAATATAAATA